TTAAAATCTGCGCTTTAAATTTAAGCAGGATTATTTCACGCTCTCGAGCTGGCGTTGAGCCTGTGACAATAGCTGATAATTCTGGCGGTAAAGATTCCATGATCTCACCCGCGTGTTGAATCGTAGCCGCAAAAAATAACACGCCTTTACGATCTCGCGATTGCTCGATAACATCCGCGACAATCTCAGCCGTTAACCTGCCTTTGCCGTGATACGCCTTGTCAATATCATCTTTGCTAAAATTACCCATTGCATTAGTTTGCATGTTTAGCGTTTCATAATGTTTGCTATGGATTGCACCAATTACGGGTTGGCATAGATAACCTTGCTGGATTAACTCACGCGCGGTGATCTTGTAAATCAATCTATCAAAATACGGGTTGCGTGTTTTGCTTTCATGCAATGCTACACCGCGCAAATCGTGTTTAAAAATGTAACCCGTTGACATACGATAAGGTGTAGCTGATAACCCAATAATGCGCAGGTTTTCATTAAATACCTGCAGCTGATCAATAATATGAATAACGGTTGGCGTAATCTTGTGGCACTCGTCAATAATCACTGCGCAGAATTGACTGCCAAAACGTTCAAGCTGGTTTTTAATACTGACAGGCGTTCCAACCACTAATGGATTAGCAAGGCAGGTTTCACCAACGCTTGCGCTAAACAATGAAACCGCATTGCCTGTGGCTTGAATCTTATCGGCATTTTGCTCCAGCAATTCTTTGCTCGGTACAATACATAAAACGTGTTTGCCTTTGCTTACCTTGTTTAATGAGTTTGCTATTTCAGCAACAATGATGGATTTACCTGCACCTGTAGGCAATTCAAGAACGCATGGCGCGGTATTCTTGCGAACCCACGCAATGCAGTCATCATGCGCCTGTTGTTGGTATGGACGCATTCTCATAATTAAAAAATACTTATTTGACTTTTTTCTGAAATTGCTGATTTTAAATTTTTCTTAGCCATTTCAAAATATGACTCTTTTAATTCAAAACCAATCCCAAATCGTTCCATTTTTACTGCTTGATATACTTCACTACCAATGCCCATGAAAGGCGTTAGAACAGTATCGCCTTTGTTTGAATAAAGTAAAATCAATCTTTCAATGGTTTCTAATTGAAGTGGACAAATATGCTTTTCATCATTATCTTCTCTAGCGTTTCTAAATCCTTGTAGTGTTTTCCCATAGTTAATGTCGTTCCAAACTGGTGATGCTATCTTTTGCCACATATCAACAGATATATCGGTATTGGCTACAGGATCAAATCTTTCACCATCTTTTCTAAACACCATCACATAATCGGGAATACCCACTCTTGACATGGTAGAATCTTTTTTAACTTGTTTATGAAGTAATCCAAGAGCCTTAGTTCTTTGCATTTCGACAACAGGATCTTTCCATATGGTAATTCGAGAATGATAAATAAAACCGCATTCTTCAAAAACTTTTAGAATCATGCCGCTAAAATCTCTTAAGCCGATAAATCCCTCTTTGCCTTTTTGAATTGGCAAATCCATACAATGCACAGCCACATTCCTGCCAGATTTCATAACGCGATATAATTCATTTACCAAAAATGAAAACTGCATTAAAAATTCTTTGTAGTCTTTTGAATTTCCCATATCCTCGACATGATTTGAATATGTGTAAAGCTCGGCAAATGGTGGGCTAAAAACAGTTAACCCAACAGATTCATCATCAATATTTTTTATCAATTGAACACAATCACCACGCTGAATATTATAGTATTTGTTATTATCTGGGGTTGTATCAAATAAATCCGTTGATATTTGGCTATCATTTACGATATTAGTCATTGTAATTCTCATCTGCTCTTGCATTTTTTCAAATTGTTGTTGTTTTGTTTTTATTGCATCAGATACGTTTTTCATTGAATCTGTAGTAATTAAATGAATGTTGACGTTGTTTTTTTGACCAAAACGATATGATCTACGAATTGACTGATATAAACCCTCAAAGCTAAAATCAAGTGATGCAAATATCTGATTGTGGCAATTTTGATAATTCAAACCGAACTGCGCTATTTTGGTTTTAGTGATTAACACTCTAAAATCACCATTTGCAAATCCCAATAGATTTTTTTCTTTGCTTTCTGGCGAATCACTGCCTTTCACTTCTACAGCGTCATTGATTAGTTTGCGTAATACTTCGCCTTCTTCATTTTGTTTTATCCAAACAATAAACGATTTATCACTTGAATTAACTAAATCTGCAACTTTAGACAATCTATCATTCATAGTTAATCGCAGATTTTGATTAAAATTCATTGCATTTGTTAAATCATCATTAAAAATTCTGCCGTTTTGTTGTTTTTCCGTAACGATTTCATGCTCAATCAAATTTAAATCCGGCAAAATGTAATCGTTAGAATCAAAACCAATATCATGCGGTTTTGATAGCATCACTGAAAATGACCCTATAAACTGATAAAAAATATCATTAGCGTGTCCTTTTAATCTCCATTTGGCAGTTTCACCGCCATCATGAATAAAATACATTGCAAGCATTTCGTTTCGTGTCATTACATCTAAAAACTCAGCATGGTTTCCTATCTCCATTGGATCATTTGGTGATGGTGTGGCAGTACAAGCCAATTTGTATGGTGTTTCTTTAAACTTATCAATAATCAATTGTTTTGTTTTACCATCAAAATTTTTCAAAATTGATGATTCGTCTAAAACAACACCACAAAATTGATCTGTTTCAATATCACCTAATTTTTCATAATTGATAATTTGAATCTTTGATGATGTGCCATATTTATTAACATCAATATCAAATTTTTTACCTTCTGCTATTGTCTGACCGCTAACAGCTAATGGCGCAAGAATCAAAACAGGTTTTTTTTCGTATTTGCTAATTTCATGCGCCCATGATAATTGCATAAGCGTCTTACCAAGTCCGCAATCAGCAAATATGGCATATTTGCCATTTTTAATAGCGCGTTTAACAATGAATTTTTGAAAATCGAAAAGATTGCTATTTAGTTTTGTTTCACAAATATCAAAACCGCTATTAATTTTTTTTGTTGTTTTATTTTTTAAAAAATCTTTGTAATCTTTCATGACAACCTCCAATACTCGCTAGCTTCACCCATGTATGGCGTTAAATCTGCGTTAGGTAGCAATTCTTTGACGGCTTTGGCGTAACTCACCGCGCCTTTTTTGACTACTTTGGTTAATTTATGCCCGTTGATATCGCTGTCTTGTTCGTTGCAATCTCTCACAATATGCTCAAGCACACCCTTTTTAATGGCTTCAAGTTCTGCGATCTGCGCAGACAATTCAAAATAATATTCCACGCGGTATGCTGTCGAGTTGGCGTTATTAGTGGCGCGTTTATCTTGCAAATGAATTGGGTTGTTTATTTCTTTTAAAAACTGCAAATAAAAATCATATAAACGTGGCAAATATTCGCTTATCCAACTTTCGTCATACATGATTTTTTCTAAACTACTGCCATTTGGCGACCATTGGTAAAAATCACAAAATGTTGTTTTAGTGACGTGCATTTGAATTTGAACTTGTGCGTAGTAGTGCATCTGTTCAAATATGGTTTTAAATACTGGTGGATTTTTATCGCGTTGACCATATGGGCATTTAATCTCAACAAGACCTCCACTAAAAATAAACCCATCTGGTGACGCACCAAGCCACTCATTGTCGTTATCATCTTTAATTGCGTAAAAACCAGCGTCTGCAATTTTTATGTTCATCTCCATTTCATAATCAATCTTTGCCATGTTTTCATGGAACGTGCCATATTCTGTGGCTTGATTGCCTTTAAATTCGCGCTCTGCGTTATGGTAATCGCGCACCATATTGCGCATAACATCATCAGGTTTCATAAATGGCGACAATCCTAAAATTGCACCTACACTAGATGCTGTTATTTTTCCGCGTCTTGCGTTAAACCATTCTGGCGTTCTTTGTTCTATCATTTTACTCACCTTTAGTTATTGCACGTCCATGTGCAGTTGTTTAATTAATTATTAAAATGGTACGTCCATATCATCATCAGAAATTTCTGGTGATGGTGCTACTTTTACAGGTTCTTCAACGCTGCGTGGTGACACTGCCGCAACCCAGTTTCCTGTTCTGTCGTTCATCTCCCACACCATGACTTTAATTAGCATAGGCTTTTGCATAATGTGAATTAGCGTTTCATTGGTTGGCTCTTTGTCTGATTTCAATAATTTGCCACCCGCGTTTTTATCAATAGCCGCAAGCATTTGCTTTGCTTTGTCTGCTTTTTTGTTATCGGCATCAAAAATGCGTACCTTTTGAAACACTTTTCGGTTTTTATAAGCGTCCGGCTTTGCAACTGTCCATGTTAAACTTACATATTCATCGCCTTGATAATCAGCAATACTGGCTTCAGTAATCATAGCTAAACACGTTGTGTTTTCCGGTATCACCGTCATACCGCCACCTGATTCAAACTTGCCTGTTGTTTCTACTGCTTTGTTTTCGCTTGTTGTCCAAAAACTCATCATTATTCTCCTAAGAATTTTAATAGTGGGTTAACCCCGTGTTGTACAAAAATATCTTCTGTGATGCCCATTCTGTTTTTAGATACAGAACTAGCTTCACTTGTGCACTGAATGATTCTCTCACCCGTGCTTTTTGCTTTTGATTTCTTTTGTTCATCTTTCATCACAAAAGTTTCAAGGCGCATAAAACCCACAAAATCTGCATCATCCGTGTAATGACTTTGCGATTTTTTCTCCATTTTTAAACCATATTGTTGAAATGCCTCACTGTCTGGCAAATCAATCGTGTTTAATTCTGCGTGGCTTAAAAAAACAATGTTCATATCTTTTTTATCCACTAAAATCTGACACGCTTTGCGCACTCTGCCGTGCATAGATGATAATGCTTGATAACCTGCACCATAACCACCCATTGCAAGTGCTAATGCTTTTGCGCTTGCGTTGCCTTTAGTTATTTCGTCAGTAAATAAACGATCAAGTTTACTGATTGAATCAATCACCAATGTTTTATACTGGTGATCTTCATTGATTAGCGTTAAAAGTTGATTGTAAATATCGTCAGAACTGGTAAGCAATGGGAATGCGTCCGGCATTGCGTTTGCAGGTACAGCAGATAAACCATCTTCTGCTCTGATAAAAATTGGTGCGGGGAATGTTGACGCTAAACTGGTTTTTCCAATACCTGCACCACCATAAATGGTAAACAGACGATATTTATTTACGGGTTTGCTGATTGTACTTAAAAGGCTCATTGTGTTGCTCCGCATTGGGATTAAAAAAAAACTTTTTCTTTACTACGGTTACAATTTTAATAAATTTAATTTATAATGTAAACATATTTTTTTAATTTTTAAAAAACAGGAAGGTAAAAAAAATGCAACCAGATGAAATCAAAAGTAAATTACGTTTAATGAACATCAGCAAAGTCGCGGAAGAGTCGGGAATTTCCCGCAATATGCTGCACAGATTCTTGCACGACCAGTTCAAAAAAGAAAAAACACCATATGAAAAAACCGTTGAACGCTTAACGCAATACTTGGAAACCTTATGAATGATTTATTAAATGCAATACGCAGCGCGGGTATGAACCCGCCTGCTTATATAAAGCAAGGCGAAATCACGCGGTTTTCACCGCGTGGCAAGTCAGACAAAAGCGCGTGGGTATCATTATTCGCTGACGGCATGGGTGGGATTTTTGGCGATTGGGCAACAGGTGAGCAACATTATTGGTTTGCAGACGGCACACGCAGCGCGGTTAACGACCACGAGCGTGAGCAAGCCATTGAAAAAGCCAAAGAAGAACGGGATTTTGCTTACAGCAACGCAGCGTTTAACGCTCAGGAGCTGTATGCAAAACTCCCACACGCTTTAGATCACGATTATTTGACGCGCAAAAATGTCAAATCACACGCAGCACTGCGCATTT